CGCCCCCGCACCCGCTCCGGCCGTCGAGGCCGCAGCTGCGCCGCAGCCGATCATTCCCACCCCCCTGTTCGCACAGGCCAAGCGTGAGACCCGTCTCCCGTCCGCGGCCGAGTATCTTGCCGCGCAGCACATCGGCGGCGATGTCCGCGCCGCAATCGAGCGTCAGATCGTGGACTGGAAGCGCGAGCATCAGTCGCCCATCGAGGCGGCGGCCGGCGACGAGACGATTGCCACCAACCTGCCGGGCCTCCTGAGTGTCCCCGTGTTGGGACCTGTGTATCAGGAGCTGGCGTTCATCAGGCCGATCGTGAATGCGCTGGGCCCTCGCGCGATGCCGAACCCCGGCGGCAACTCGTTCGTGCGTCCCTACATCACGCAGCACAGCACCGTCGGAACGCAGGCCAACGAACTCGCATCCGTCAGCACCCAGTCGATGAATGTGGCCGCTCTGACGGTCGCAAAAAGTACCTTGGGCGGCAGTTTGGACGTGTCGTACCAGAGCATCGATTTCACGGATCCCAACGGTCTCACCACCGTGATCAACGACCTCGCCGGCGAGTACCTGCTTCAGACCGAGTCCGTGACGGCCACCAACCTGCTCGCCGCGGCCACCTCGTCGGGCGTCTGGGATGGCACCGTCGCCGACTTCATGAAGTCGCTCTTCGATGCGGCCGTGGACATCTCGACCACCACGAACCGCATGCCGACGCACATCATGGTCAGCGTGGACGTGTGGGCGCAGATCGGCCAGCTTCTTGACTCTTCGAACCGTCCGCTGTTCGCCTACACCGGCGGTACCGGGCTTCAGGGCTACAACGCTCTCGGCAACTCGAACATCGGAACGTGGACTGGTGTGAACCCGCTCGGCCTCGAGCTCGTCGTCTCATCGAAGCTCGCCGCCAAGTCGATGATCATCATGCACAACACCGCCTTCGAGGTGTATGAGCAGATGCGCGGCATGATCTCCGTCGAGCAGCCCAGCACCCTGTCGCGCCTGATCTCGATCTTCGGCTACTTCGCCACCGCCAAGGTGAACGGCCAGATGATCCGCAAGATCACTCAGGCCTGATTGGAGGTCGCCTAATGGCGACATACACAGTCACGAACAAGCAGCTGCTCGACAACTTCGCTGTCGTTCAGCTGCTCGTTTCGTTCGACGGCGAGATCGGCTCGACCATCACCGTTTCCGGTGTGGGGACGCCATTTAACGGCACGTTCGTTGTCCGGGATCTTCCCCAGTATGAGTTCATCGGCATTGATGATCAGGGCGAGCTGCTGTACAACGGCTCTAACCCGATCGCCAACCAGATCCTCTATCCCTGTACCGGGGACAATGTGGATCTGGTCGCCGCGTCCGGCACCGTCACCTACACGCCCGTCTGTACGTGGATCACCGGCCAGCAGATCGCCGACTGGCTCAACATCCTCTACGCGTCCGACCAGACGTTCCTCGACCAATGCGCTTCGGCCGCCAACCAGTTCTGTTGGCGTCGCCGTCAGGAGTCCGGCAAACTTCAGGACTCGCTGACAACCTCGCCATCGGGTGACGTGACGCTCGGAACGATCATGTACGGCGGCGCCCTTTACCGTCAGCGCGGCTCCATTGATGCGTTCGCCTCGTTCTCCGAGATGGGCGTTGCCGCCCCCGTCGTCGGCTTGTCGCCCATCATCAAGCAGTTGCTCGAGATCGGCGCTCACGCGGTCGCCTGATGGCCTACACCGATTTGTTCAACGAGGCAATCGACGACCTTGCCGCAACGCTGGCAACGGTGTCCGGGCTGCGCGTCGTAACCGACCCGCGCTACGTCGCTCCCAACTGCTGCTTCATTGACGCGGCCTCATTCGAGGCGTGGAACGGCAATATCGTGAAGATGACGTTCCCGGTGACGCTCGTCGGATCCGGCCCCGGCACACTCGACGTCCTGAGGCCGCTGCTCGCCATCGCCGCGCAGCTGCTCGCCAAGAACGTGGCCGTGACCTCGGGACGGCCCGCCACCCTCGAGGTCGGCGGCTCCCAATATGCCGCCTATGACCTCCAAATTTCGCTACAAGCACAGGCAGGATGACCATGGCATATCGCATCATTTCGGCACGCCTAGGCGAACTGGGCGCAATCTGGGAGCCATCCGAAGGCATCAACGTCGAGGCGCTGATCGCCGGAGGATTCATCGAGGAGGTCAGCGCGACCCCTGCTAAGTCTGCTAGAACTAAGATCACCACCGAGGCTCCCGACGCCGATCAGAACATCGAGGAGTAACCCGTGGCCACCACGACCTACCTGTCCAACCCAGTCGTGACGATCAACAGCGTCGATCTCACCGATCAGGCCCACGCCGCCACGCTCACCGTCAAGTATGACGCCCTCGAGTCCACCGCCTTCGGTGGCACCAGCCGCGTCTACACCGCCGGCCTCGGCGACCACGAACTGACCGTGGATCTCTACATGTCCTACGCCTCAAGCGAGACCTACGCGACGCTCGCCGCGCTGGTCGGCACCGCCACCACCGTCAAGGTGAAGCCGGCGTCGGGCGCGAATTCGGCCACGAACCCCGAGTTCACGCTGACCGGCACCTACCTCGAGGCGCTCCCGGTGGTGAACGCCAGCCTGGGCGAGCTGTCGTCCATCACGCTCACGTTCAAGGGCGGCACGTACACCGTCGCGACCAGCTGATCCCACCGACCCCGACTAGGAGCCCGACATGAAGATCACCATCCAAGCGACCACCGCGGATGGTCCCGCGACTGTCACGACCGACCTGTTTACGATCGTTCAGTGGGAACGGAAGTTCAAGCGGAAGATGGGCGACGGAGGAGACATCGGCGTCGAGGATCTCGCGTTCTTGTTTCACGAGCAGGCCAAGCGCACCGAGGGGATCGTTGTCCCGGTGGTGTTCGATGACTTCTTGAAGAAATTGATCGATATCACGACTGTTCGTGAGGAGCTTGACCGCCCTATCTCGGCGGCTACCGGCGCTCACTAGCAGAGTTGCTAATCCTCACAGGCTGGTGGCCGCCTGAAGTAGAGTTTGATACCGACGACCTCTCGACAGTCGCCCACATTCTGAAGGAGCGCGCGAGATGACGATTGAGGTGAGAGGCCTAAAGGAAAACCTCAGGCTTCTGAACGACCTCAACCCAAAGCTCCGCAGGGAATTCGGCAAACGTTTTCGGGACATCGCCAAGCCGGGCGCCAAAGCCGCACAGCAATTACGCAACCAAGGCAGCGACATACGAGGTTTTGACAATGTTGGCCGCACCGGCATCAGCGCAATAAAAGCCATTGGTGTCAAAGTGGATACCCGTCGAGGTCGTCGTCAGGCTGGCGGCCAGCGCGCCAACTTTGAGACCACCGGCGTGGTCAAGATCCTCACCAAAGACGCGACGTCGGCGATTATGGATATGGCTGGCCGTGCCGGCGGTATTCAGCGTGGTGCGCGCTCGAGGCCATATGTGGGCCGTCCCCAGGGTCATGCGCTGAACGGCCAAGGCGCCCATATGGTGAAGAAGCTGAATGACTCGTTTGGTTCCCCAGCATCACGTTTTATGTGGCGCGGAGCGGAAGAAGGAATGGGTGAAATGGACAACGTGCTGCGCGACATGGTGAACGACGTATCGCGCGAACTACAACGCGAATTGACCGGGAGCATCTGATGGCAATCGTCGTAGACATCATTTCGGAATTCTCCGACCGCGGCCTGAAATCCGCCAAAGGCGCTTTCAACGACTTCAAGACTCGCGTCGGTGCGGCCGAAGGCGCCATGGGCAAATTCAAGGCCGGATCTACCGCAGCACTTGACATCGTAAAAGCCAACGCCGGAGCCTTCGCTTTAGGCGCCGGGGCAGCCATGGCCGGCTTCGCTGCCAAGAGCGTCATGGCATTCCAAGATCTCGCACTCGCAGCCGGAAAGTTTTCTGACGCCACCGGCCTAGCCGTAGACGAATCATCGCGCTGGATCGAGGTCGCCGGAGATATCGGCATCGAGGCCGGCACCGTCGAACAGTCCATCGGGTTTATGAACAAGACGCTCGGCAAGTCGCCTGACCTGTTCAAGCAGCTCGGTGTCGAGGTGGCCCGCACCTCGGGCGGCGCGGTGGATGCCAACAAGACCTTCTTGAACGTGATCGACCGACTGAACAGCATCAAAGACCCGGCAGAGCGCGCCCGTGTCGCCTCACAACTGCTCGGTAAGGGCTGGCAGTCCATGGCTGAATTGATCGGCCAAGGCTCAACGAGCCTGACTAAGAGCCTGAACGAGGTGTCATCAGCCAAGGTCATCACGACACAGGAACTGGCCAACGCCCGCAAATTCCGTGAATCACTCGACAACCTGAAAGACTCAGGTGAAGATCTTGCCATTTCGCTCGGCACCGGCCTTGTACCTGTACTGGCCGACATCGTCGGCTTCGTCAATAAAGGCGTCCAATTCTTCAAGGATGCCGCCAACGGCATCACCTACTACGCCAACGAGCTCACAGACCTTGCGGGTCTCACCAGTTCGGCATGGCTTGACGCCGCTAAAGCCCAGATCGACGTCAACATCAAAGACGCCGAAACCCGCAGAGACGGCAACCAAGCCCTGATCGACGCCTACAAGGCCACCCATAACCTCACATGGGCAGAAGAAGAACACACACAGGCCGTTTGGGCGCTCACCGACGCATGGCAAATGATGCTCGGCACTCTGGACATCAAGGCCGCCTTTCGCGGAGCTGCTGACAGCATCCGAGAAATGAACGCCGCCGCCATTGAGGCGTTTGCCGACCCGACCAAATTCAACGCCTACAAGGATCAGCAAGATCAGGTCATACGCAAGTTCGCACAGATCCTCGAGCTGATCGGCGCGACGGATGAGGAACAGAACCGGATCAAGTTCCTGATCGACACCGCACCGCTTGAATACGCCCTCGAGGCCCTCAACCGGCTCCAGCTCGTGAACACCGGGCAGATCAGCAACAACCTGACGCTCACCGGCCGGCGCGCCTCGGGTGGCGCAGTCTCCGCGGGCGGCACGTACCTGGTGGGCGAGCGTGGCCCCGAGTTGCTGTCGATCGGCTCTGGCGGCCGTGTGACGCCGAACGGCGGCATTGGCGGCAACAGCATCACTGTGAACGTCAATGGTGGCGACCCGAACGCCATCGTGCGCGCCCTCCAGCAATACGTCCGCCAGTCCGGCCCCGTCCCAGTCAACACGCGAGCGATGTGATGACTCAGATCACTTGGAGCATCTACAACAACAGATCGGGAACCACCTACACATCAACGATCCTGTCCGCGTCGTACACCTATGGCCGACGCGGTTACCTCGATAACTATCCGGGTGGCGCATTAGCGATCACGATCAAGAACCAATCCAATGAGGCAGCCGGTTTTCAGATCAACGATCAGATCGACTTCATTGGATATCTCGGGATCTATCAAGCTTGGTATCAACGATATTGGATCGCGGAAATCCAGTATCAGGACTATCCCGGCAATACCGGCTTATCGACAGCGACCGTCGTGGCCGTTGACGCAATGGCGCGACTTGGCCGCGTCCTCGGTCAAGGAAACATCCTCGCCGCTGGTACGACTGGTTCACAGCTCGACTCAATGGACACGCTCTCATCGTGGCCACCAGATATCCGCACATTCGCTAATACGACTGATTCCCAGGCGTCGGCAGCAACCGTAACGGCCTCGTGGAATAACCAAATCAACCTGCTTCAGACAACAGAAAAAGGAATTATCACGTGGAGTTACGGCCGCGATATACGCATGTCCGGCCGTTCATATGTGGTCAATCTTCGACCTTCTGTACCTGTGGCGCTCGGTCGGACTGCTAACTCGAGCACGATCGGGTATCAGACCTTTAACCGTTATATCGCCGGTCAGAACTTTGTCAATACAGCGGTAATACAACCTGCCGGTCTATCTGACGTCACCGGCGCCAATAGCACGTCAGTCACTACCTATGGACAAAATGGCATCACCCAATCAACTGTCGATGCCAACGCCACCCAAGCCCAAGGAAACGCAGACTGGACAGGGAACGCACTTTCCGACCCATATTCGCTCCGG